CATCAGGTAAGTAGGCTAACTGCGTACCGATAACCTGCCCGAAAGCAACCGCATGAGCGCTGCCCACATCAATTGCACTGGCTAGTTCAACGGTCAGTACTTTAATCATCGCGCGCACGTTGGCAGGATATTGCTTAAGCGAATTGAGCAACAAGTTTTTATAAGCGTTGTCGTATTCACCCATTAACGTGAACAAGCTTTCTAATTCAGGTGGTATGTGAGTAGCAACTGTATCAATAGCGGTTGTTACATCATCAGCCCAGCCTTCCCACTGCCCAGCAAGCGCATCTAGATACCCGCCAAGTTGACCGCTGGCGATGATATTTGTTAACTCATCAATTGCACCGGCAACGCCGCGCACACCCTCTTGCATCAGCTCACTAACACCAGCCTCAGCAATGGTGAATTTCAAGCCGTCCCAGCTATCACCAAGATTGCTAATTGCTCCGTCAAGCGTGGCGGCTTGACGTGCCATCGCGCCGCCAAATTGTGTTTCACCTAAACTTTGTAAAAAGCCTTCAATTGCTTGAGCATTATTTTCGACTTCGGTTTTCACCCCGCGAAAGGTAAACGCGATGGTGTCACCTTGGTTTTTGGCTTTAATACCAAATTCTTTTAGGCGCTCAAATTCTGCAACACTGGCATCTGCTACGGCTTCAATAAACTGATCTAAACTTTTGCCCATTGCACTGGCCGTATTCATGTAGCTGCGCAAGGCTTCTTGGCTTGGGTTTAAGCCTAGGTTGGTTAACTTAATAAAAGCGGTGGTTATTTCTTCTACAGAATAAGGTGTTGTTGATGCAATTCGCTGTATTTCACGAAAGACCTTATTTGCGTTCTCTGCGCTACCTGTGGCGGTCACAAGTGACGCATTGAGAATTTCAAAACGGCGAGTGGTATCAATCAGCCCTTTGATTAATGTTGTTGATATAAACGTTGTAATTAGAGCAGGGCCGAGTACTGAAAGCTTACTCAGTAGCTTACCGCCTGCTACCTCCATAGCGGTTATATTGCTACTGGATTTCTTGGCTTTGTTTCCTGCAACAGTAGTAGCATTACCAAACTCTACGACTTTCCCTTTCGCATTAGTCAGCTGGCCGACTAAGCCTGAGCCGTCAGCCTTTAGTTTTATACCTACTACAATATCGCTCATTGCGTTACTTTCTCTTTGATAGCTTGCTGTTGATAGCACTGCAATATTCAGCAAACATAATTTTCAGTTTCGAATACTGCTCAGCGCTAAATTCTCTTTCCGATAGTTCCGCATCGGCTTTAATTGACATCACATCGAGACGAGCACAGTAGTCACCAACCCAAATCAACATATTTGCCACTTCTAAAAACCACTCTACTGTGGGCCAGTTTTCCTCAAGCACCTCAAACGTATCGTCTGGTTTAAACCTGCTTAGGTGCTGCTGAATAACAACATCAGATGCGCCCATTTCTCGCATCTGAATGGTTAATTCCTCTATTTCTTCTTGCGGGATTTCCGGACCGAACGCCCAGAAGCGAGCGGCCCCTTCGAGTTTTTTGACGCAATACCTGCGGACGCTTCGTGATATGCATTGATAAAACCGAGACGTACAAATCCAGCACTTGCAAATAGGTGACGTTTGTTTTCGCTGTTGAATGGTAGGGGGGCGCCGTCCTCACCTTGAATGTCGTCCCCGAAACCAACCACTACTCGGTCAAGAAATTTCAGGTCGTCTTTCATTAGTGAGTTGTAATCATCCTGAGGAATAATTTCGAACTTAGCGGTACAAGTATGTTCTTGAACTTTGCCCCCATCGACGGGCATTGCCAATATGACAGGCCATGTCACAACGCGGGTTTTGGTTAACTGAAAAGCCATGGTATTACCTTTTTAGAATGGGGCCTTCCATGGCTGGTTAAGGGCGTAATCCGCACGCCCGCTTTGAGTGCCCTTCGGGCTAATTTATTGGGTAACTAGCTTTGAGTCGTTGCCGCGTATTTCGCGCAAACCAAGCTCCCACATTTTTTTACCTTTATATTCACCTGGTGCCACTGAGAGGATTTGCACGCCAGTTGAAACCTGCTTGAATATATTTGCGGTATCCTTGCCGTGAGTAAATTCGTACGGCAGTAATACATTAGAACCGGCAACTGCGAACGGGTCGAACGTGTCTAGCGTGGGCGCTTCAATGATCACTTTGCCTTCCGCTACCCAGTCATCAATGAAGATTTGCTTCAGTTCTGTGCCTTCGTCGTACTCAATGGTGTTGTTCTGGGCCATTTCGAACTCAACAGCGTTGAATAACTGTCCGTCCAGACTAAAACTGGTATTCGCTTGGCTGACATCCACAGGCATTTGGTATGCACTAAAGTCACCGGCGGGAATGGCCCCTGACACTGTGCCGCCATAAATGCCTGACATTTCAAAGTTCAGGTACGCCAACTCGCCAATTTTTGCTGATGTCGTGAGCGTTGCTTTGCCTGCAAGAAGGATGTGGTACATGCCTTCCCAGTGAAAATAACAACAGCCATCTAACTCGTCGGCTGCGTTAAGTACTCGGTTATGACTAACTTCTGTTGCAACATCTGTCACTGAATCGTAACCACCCATGGCAATGACTGGGGCAAACGCGACTGGGGTATTTACTGAGCCACTGCCGGTGATTTCGACACTGCCCGAAATTTTAATCATTTCGCCTGTGTGGATAATGGGCTGGCCACCGTTTTTACCATCGTCTAAGTCACGGCTGATGGTCTCTGTTATCCATGGCTCAACGGACAGGCCTTTGGTTTGGATGGCTGAAGGTGTCGCGCCATTTAAAATGTAGTCAGTGCCCTTTGTGTCCTCTGGGCGTTTTAAGGCCATCTGCAGGAAACGGCGTTTTGATTTATACCCTGGAGTAATAGACATTATTTAGCTCCCTTGGCTTTTGATTCGACAGCGCGGTCTTCAACGCTCACGTACTTAAGCGATGGGTGGTTTTTGACTTGAGCCAATTTGCCTGGGCTTAAATCGGCATCGTTGAATTTGTTTTCACCAGGGGCAAATTCGATAGCGGCGCATCGAACGGGCTTACTGGTTTTATTGGTCACTATGATCATTGCGTTTCTCCCTGGTACCAGGTGGTTGTTGTAAATCTGTCGAGCCACCAAATGCCATTGGCAGCGAACGCCACTAAGTCGCTAGCGGCAAGTAAAATTCGGTCGTGGTCTGTGGGGGTATAACCGTATAGCTTTTGTCTACAGCTGCAGCGAAGCGCTTCAAGTGCGGCCATGCCTTTTTCACCGGTTGGGTCATTAATACTCTTTAACCCGATGACTACTCCAAATGTGATATTGATTTCTTGTAACGGGCGGCCAATGTCGGTATCTCTACTGTTACCTGCAGGGCGCTCGGCGATTGGCACCACAAATGCGACATTGTCAGCATGAATAGGCTGTTTGATGACTTCGCGTAAATTGATCGCGGCTTCAACACGTTTAAACGCGGGGGCGATTCGTTCTTGAATGTCATCTAGCAGCATTAGATAAACCCTTTGCTTCGCTCACGGGCAAAAACACTGCCGCCAGATTGCACTTCAATTGTGCTGTCTGACTCTGGTTGTTGCTGGTCATCGCTCAGCCCCAAACGAATATCGCCTTTACCAACTGCGGTTAAAAATTTCAGGGCATCTTCGTAATTGCGTTTCACCACGTCGGTCACTTGATTGTCATACAAGTTATATCTGGCAATATTTGCGCAAATACGGGTTAACACACTGGGAACGACAGAAAGCGGCAGCGGGTAACGGCCACCAAGGTAGCCGTCAATGACGCTGCTGGCGTCAGTAATGGCAGCAGTGACGACTTGCTCATCAATCAAACCTAAGCCTGACGAATCCGTTAATTGGATCAGCTCATTGAGGTCGAACCGATTTGCCATGTCATCAACGCTGCAATACATGGCTATTCGCCTGCGGCTTTTTCAGCTGTGTCTAACTGGGCTTGTTTTGCCTCCGCTTTTTTCTGCGCCGGGGTTTTCTGTGCCGCCGCTTTCTTAGGTTCGGTCTCTTGCGCCGCTTGTGCGGCAGGAGCCCGATCAAACGGGGTACGGTCAACACCATCGGGGATAGCGTCTTCGGGCATTTCTTTAACAGACAGTCGCGGCTCTGCTTCGATGGCGGCACGTTGCTGCTCGCTAAAATGGTTTGCAACGAATGCGGTGCCTTTGTCGGTGAAGCCATGACCTGCGCGGCGAAACGTGGCTGCACTTGCGAACACCACGACAGCTAATATTGATTTATGCATTTTAAACTCCGGTTAAAAACGCCCCGCTAAACACGGGACGTTGTTAAAGTTGTAAACGTTGTCTGGCCTGAACTATTTGGTTACAGGTTCGTTACAGGTAGTCGGGTGAAATAACGTTGAACATATTGCGCAGCTCGTTGCTCACTGTTGTGGTGCCGTCGCTGATTTGTTCACGGTTATTGATTTGCAGAGCACGCTGGTAGTCAGCGGCAGGCACAACCAAGGTGAGCTTGTTTTTACCTAACCCGAGTGGGCGGCCACCGTCCGCTTTGAAGGTGCGCATTAATTTAATGGCGTCCCATGCGGTTTGGTAGCTAAGCTCTTTCTTCACGCCCACGGCCATTTGCCAGAACCCAAAGCCCACATTGCAGCGGCAATCAACGCCGTAACGGAATTCTTTGCGCATAAAGACAGATTCATCGTTAGGGTTGTCCATGGCGACAAACTGCATGCCCTTGCGTTCTTGCAAAATAATCGGCTTCAAGCTGCGGCTGGTGTCCATTAGGTACCATGCATCGCCTGTATATGTGCCATCGACAATCACGTTTGAAAATGACGTATCTGCTCCGCTGCCATCGACTTCTGCATTGACTGGGTGATCGGTATCGAAGTAGTACTGTCCGTCATAGCACGTGGTAGCAAAGCCTGCTTTTAGTAACGGAAAAACCAATTCATCTGGGAATACAGAAGAGGCATAGCCCATTTCTTCCATCATGGGGGCGTACACGCCCAGGCTATCGTCTTCTATGTCGTTGCGGTCAACAGCGACTGTCGACTCGTAATCTTTGTTGACGATGGCATAACTGTGCTCTTTGATAGAGTTCAGATCTCTGTCGCCAATCCACTCTCTAAAG